CATAAAAAACAGCTGTAGGATATAGGTCCGCAATATTTAAATTAGCATACTTTTGCAACAAATAAATAAAATCCTGGTCACTGGTCCCATTCAAACGAAATGCAATTTTTTCCCCTATCTTTTCGGCTTTTGCCGTTTCCCTTACTATTTCTTTTGCAAGCTGTTTAATAAATAAACTTTTATTATAAATAAAGTAATTTGTTTTATTAATTCTAGAGCTTTGTACATTTGAAAATTTACCGCGTCCGGCTGTGAATAAGCAAGCTGCTGCACAACCTTTGGACGCCATTGGACAAAGATTAATTTTTTTGTCGTTTTGGTTATACGGGGCAAGGTATAAAATAAACGTCTTTAAATTATTTTTTTTTGTTTTGGCATTGGTCACCCCTGGACTCAATAGCTTTTTTGGAATAGTATATTTTTTCATTTTAATATAGTTTTATTTAATTCCTTAATGTTTTTTATACTTTCATTAATTACCAGATCTGAGACCCAATATTTAATGCCGTCAACCTGGACCCAAACAACCGTGCTTAAATTAATAAACCTTTTGGCCTTATTAATATCGTCAACTTTTTTAGCTAGCTCCATATCTAAAACCGGTAGCAAGTTTTTTGCAATAGGATCAAAACTCAGACCAATTCCTTTGTTACCTTTTTTTACCCCAGTCCGAGCGTTAATAATTCTAGTTGATCCGTCTTTTTTAATAAACTGAGCTGTAAAAATTTTACCGCTATTCATTTCCTTAAGTATTTCTTTTGCTGTTTTCATTTTGATATAGTTTTAAATAGTTAATAATTAAAGGCCCCAGGAACCGGAAGAAAATCCGCCTTGAATGATACCGTGGTAAAGTGCTAAAGCTAATAAAGCTAAAATAGGTAAAGCAATTAAAATCTTTGTTGCTTTGTCTAGAATTGTGATAAATTTTGTTTCCATTGTTATTTGTTTTATTAGTTATTAATATTCAAATGTAGTAAAAATATCTTAGTAATTAACAAAAATGTAAAAAACTTTTATTCAGCTGTTATATATAATAAGGTACGCGTACAAAAATATTTTTTAATAAGCAAGGGAAAACAAACTTTTTTTTGGTTCAATAGTTTCGAAAGTTTACAGAATGAAAACGCAAAAAATATCAACCTTAATTGTATCAACAACAATTGTAGTGACAACAATTGTAGGTACAACAGTTGTAGGTACAACAGTGAGAACCGAACCTACTATGTTTAATGACCTACTATGTTTAACGATACCGATTGCGTTTAAGAAGACCGATTGCGTTTAAGAACCTACTATGTTTAAGAAAGTGATTTCACAAATCACAACCTACTATGTTTAAGAATCTATAAAATTTTATTTCCCTTAGATAAATTCTCTTCTTTCCAAAGCGGTTGAAGATTTGTGTAGTGACAAAGTTTTTCCATCTCTTCTTTTGTCTTAGCTGAAGATAGAGGTATTATGTGATCTATATGCCATTCACCGTGATTCTCCCAGGTCATTCCTTTAGTGAATTGAGACTCAATGTGTTTAAATGCTGTTTCATAATCAGTGCCAAGCATATCTATATTGCCAGAGTTTTTAGTCCAATATTTAGTAGTAAAAGCTAAAGATGTCCGTGTTCTTAGGTTCTTCTTAAATTTATAGAGAGAGTCATTTTTCCTTCTTTTCTTACTGTAAATTCTACGATATGCATTAATTTTGTCTTTATTCTTTTTTCTATATTCAGATGCGTATTTATTTTTACAAACCTTGCATTCATTATTAATATTATCTTTTTTTCCTTTATTCTTATGAAAGTCCTCTAAAGGCTTTATTTCTTTACATTTTAAACACTTCTTCATAACACTACCGTATAACATAACTCCCTTTGTTTGCATTAGCAAGGAAGTATTGAGCTGCATAACGTAGGCTATCCATATGGTGATTCCATTTATCTATTGGCCTTTCATTCCTACTGTGCCATACATAATTATTGAGTTCCTTTATAAGTTCTAAGGAATCTGGGTCAACAATCAAGTCGTAATCTTGTACCAAGGCTATACCACTTAGGATACTTCCCTGCCCCTTTACAGCAGGCTTGACATTGCAATATATTTTAAGTTCCTGAAGCAGTCTATCTTCAGAACCGTCACATATAATAATATCATCTTTAGCATATCTTCTATTGAGTTCCCCTATCTCTTTTGTGACTAAACCTACCCTGCAGTACATTGTCTTTAACCACATCTTCTTCCTATCCTTATCAATAGCTACCTTAAGGAGCACCGTAGGGTCTACAGAGAACCCAAAATCTTGCCCATACACATAAGGAGCGTATTCATTAAAAGGACCAATAATCCAATTAGTGAACACAACACCCTCTGCCTTATCCATCCAACCACCGAGTATTTGGTGATTATATCTATCTGGTCTGTTTTTGCGAATATCTTTTAGTTGATCTAGGAATGATTGAGATAAATTACCTTTATTATCTTTATATGTAGTATGTATATAAGTAACATTGTCTTTAGAACCATTCCAACCTCCATTAACAGCTTTAGCAGCAAAGAACCTTTGGTATATCCAGTGCTCCTTAGTAGTAGGGTTTAATATAAGTATAACTCTATTTTGTTTACTCTTAGCCCTAACAGACTGATCTATCTTATCAAAAGTATCTTCATCAACAAGTTCCTCCGCCTCATCCAATACAAATGTTGTAATACCTTGTAGGGACTTCAGTGCAGCCGTTTGATTACCTGCTGAGGTCTTTATACCTTTGAAGATAATAGAGCTCCCTGTGGACATATTTAGTATCTCATCTTTAGTTATCCTAAAGTGCTCAGAGATACCATACAACTCTATCTTTTCTATAAACTCTGGAATAATGGATGTAGAAGCTGAACTCATAGTATACCTAGTGAAGAGTATCTTATGACCTTGTTCCATCGTTAGGAGGGCTAAGAATGCCCCTACAGCAAATGACTTACCACTACCTCTACCACCGGTTACAACAAAGTACCGACTATCATTACCTAAGGCTTGATACTTAGGATTTAGTTGTGGTACTGACATTGTTCTTTCTGTTGTTCTTTTCCTCTCTAAATCTAACCGGTTTACTTTTACCGTCTGGCATATATCTATAACCTAATATAGGATTAATACCATAATCCCAAAAGTTATGTGGCATATCATCCTTCATAAATCAATTCATTTTTTATATATTTAACAGCAAGGTAAGGTGAGTGATAAGTACCTAATTTATTTCCAGTCTGGCTCTCGTACAGATACCAATTATCTTTACTAAGTTTAACTATATCAAAAGCACCAAAGCTATAATAGTTACTATTTAATTTACGAATCTTCATCTGTAATATCAATTATATCTGGGTCATCATTCTCAGTGTCATCATCTTGATTCCCTGCGAATAAATTCTTAATGTTTATATTCACTTTAGGTTTTCCTTCATTCATATCTTGATCTTCTGGCTTACCATACTTATATTCAAATAATAATTTAAGGTGAGGGAATGAATCCTTAGCTTTCTCTGCTAGTGATTCCCAGGCTGCCTCTTCAGAACCAAACACCTGCTTCATTGCGTTTAAAGCGTAGATATTAACTCTATCCTTCTTGGCCTTATTCATAGCACTAGGGGTAGCCATAACCTTCTTAACAGGCTTGTTCACCTTCTCGCCTCTCTTCCTACCGTTGTTCTTTCTACCATCAGTAGGTTTGACGTACTTCCTTTCTTTAGGCTTCCTACCCATATACTACATCTTTTATTCTTTCACCCACAGCTTTAACTACATCAACGGTTACAGCATTACCGCACATCTTATATCTTTGTGTGTCAGATATAGGTCCTTCACTACCTACCTTAGTCCAATTGTCCGGGAAGCCTTGCAGCCTTTCACACTCTATAGGTGTAAGCCTCCTTATTGAATTTACAAATTGATCCGTATTGTTTCCGGTTCCTGAAGAAGAATGTATTGTATTAGCTATATCTTTCTTGTGCCTACTAACAACCTTACCTTTAGCATCCCTACTATACCCTAACACATAATTATCTTTCTGAACTCTAGTGAGTGTGTTGGACACACCATCAGTATTAATCTCTAGTGTTTGTTTGAGTGGAGCCCCTTTACTTCTGTCTGAAGGATTATCTGGATTCCTCCCTCTCATTGCACCAATAACAGCTTGCTCACACCCTGTGTCTAATGTTTGAGCAACCCCTTTACCAACTCTACCTCTCCTAGTTTTAGAATTAGGATTTGAATAGTTAAGAGAATCTTCTTCTGTCATTTCTTCAAACCCCTTTGAGTTGTTGGTTTTTATTAATGTCATAGATGAATGCATCCCACCACTATTACCTCCTGCTGTTAAAGTTCTAACTGTTGTGGTTTGCTTTGCCCCTTCATCAATCCCTTTATATTTTTCTCCGATAGGAAATATTTGTCCTCTACTTCCGTCTCCAAGATATCCGACAAGGTAGACTCTCTCTCTATTTTGGGGTAGAAACCACTTTGTATTAAGCAATTGCCATTCGAGTCGATAACCCCCAATGTTGGTAAACGCTTGCAGGATTGCTGCAAAGTCTTGGCGATTGTTTGAGCTGAATGTTCCTTTAACATTTTCCCAGATAAAAAAATCTGGTCTGCATTCTTTGATAAGCCTAATCGCTTCAAAGATGAGACTTGATCTTTCTCCAGACATACCTTTCCTTCTTCCTGCAAGGCTAAAATCCTGGCAAGGGCTTCCGAAGGTGATTCCATTGATTCTTGGTAATTCTGACCCTCGAACATCTGTAACTGATCCGACATACTTACTATCTTTAAAATTATGTTTGTATACTTGTATTGCGTATTTATCTATCTCTGAATTATAAGAGTTTACTTTGAATCCGGCTTTCTCCAATCCAAGGTGAAACCCACCTATACCACTAAATAAATCCAATAGATTAATCTCACCCATTATGTTTATTATATAGAAAATTATATACAGACCATATTGCTATTGGCCATTCTTTCTGTGTGTATTCTTTCTCACCAACCCTCTTATCACCACCAAATTCTACAACAAGTTTAAACTTAACACCTAGTTTATTCTTATACTTAATCTCTTTAAACTCCACTGGTATTGGATATATCTTATATCCTCTATCAAGACACCACTTAGCAGCATCTTGATTTATAATGGCTTCTTGTATTCTAGGCTTTTTGCTTGGCATACTTCTCTTCTTTTAGTGCGAATACATCTGAGTTAACTCTGTTGGGTTCATACTTAGCTAAAGAAGCTCTTAGGAATAAAAACTTCCTTGCTAGTTCATTGTAGTCTTCTAATAACTTTCTATACTTAGACTCATAAAGTTCCTCTGTATCTTCAAAGCGAACATAACCTTTAGACTTATAACTTACCTCACAAACCTTTTCGTTTAGTTCTGCATATATCTTTTGTATCCTATCTTCATAAGTAAGCCACCCCTCAAGTCTTTTAATACCGTTAATAGTTACAGCGTGATCCCTATCAACTTCTTTACCTATTTTATCTAAGGATAACTGAGGGAAGTGTACTCTACATAATTTGTAATACATAGCCCTAGCCTCTACATAAGCAGTCTTCCTAGACTTCACATTTAAATCTAATTTATAATATTCTTCTACAATTGATCTTACTAATTCTTGTTCCATTCTTTGTTATTTATAAGTTATACTTGTTATCTAATTCTAGGGCTATTAATTTTAATTCAGAATAGGTTTTATAGTCTGCCTCATCTATAGCTTTCTTTATACCGGAACAAGCCTCGTAGTTCTCTAACTTCTCCTGGAACTTCAACTCCAAGTCTAGTTCATAAACAGAGACTCCTTCTAGTAAACTTAATATGGTGAGATAATAATACAAACCTTCTTCTTCCTTGAACTTGTTAGAGGACTCCCCTAATCGTGTAGTCATTCAATTTACTTCTTTTATCTATAAAGTATTCCTTATAGGTGTTTACGCACTGCTTGACTTTATTACCGCCAAGCTCTCTAGTCTCATCACTGAGTTCAAATATTCCTATATCACCAGTACCCTTCTCTATTACAACAAAAGTGAATTTAGTCACCCCGAAGAGCTCACAGTAAATCCAACCTTGCATATCATAATGCCAAAGGTATTTAGCAGTTCTCTCCCAACCATCTAACTTAGCTGTTGTCTTAAGATCGATAAGGTGACCATCCTTAAGGTAGTCAGCCTTACCTCTGAAAGGTAGACCATACAACTCACCTATTGCAGGTGTTTCTGCTGTACCACCAGTGAAGAGTTCATTAGCGTGACTATTAAATCTAATAGCATTACAAAGTTCATTAGCCTTGTTAAGTTCACTAGTAAGCATTACTTCCTTACCTTTACTTTTGGCTTCTTCTTGTGCTGCCTCAAAAGTCTTCGTCCTTCTACTACCTATATTAACAAAATCATATTTGTCATTTAGTTTCTCTTCCTCAAGCACAACAGTGTGTATTAGCCTACCTTCCCTTAATGGAGGTGCATCTGAATTAACTTCTTTTGTTTTATTGAAGTATGTTTTTGGTGACTTGTATAAATCTTTAGCTGATGAAGACGATAAGGCATTCTGACCTAAGTAGCCATAGTAGAAGGAGTCATCATCCATCTGTTTAAGGATTTCATCTACACCCCAGTTCTTACCGTCAAATAGTTTTATTCTTTCCATACTGGCTAAGCTAATATTTTTTTTAGATATACACAATTATTTGTCAGTTAAATCTTTTTCATTCATATGAGCCTCTAAGATATATCCGTCTAAAGGACTTATCAAAGAGATGGCTTT